CTGACAACCTCAATCACGATGTCTATAGACTCTTCTTCTAGGAGGAAGTAACAATGCCACAGCTTACTTGGGACACTATTGGCGATCGGTTCTATGAGACCGGTGTAGACCATGGTGTTCTCTACATTCCAGACGTCTCTGGCGTCTACACTACGGGAGTTGCTTGGAACGGCCTTACGGCTGTTACCGAGTCGCCCTCAGGTGCAGAGCCGACGGCGACGTATGCCGACAACATCAAGTACCTCAACCTGTTCTCCGCCGAGGAGTTCGGGCTTACCATCGAGGCTTACACCTATCCGGATGAGTTCGCTCAATTCGATGGCCTCGCCGAGCCAGAGCCCGGTGTCGTTGTGGGTCAGCAGACCCGCAAGACCTTTGGTCTGTCATACCGTACCAGGATTGGTAACGACCTCGAGGGTGATGACCACGGATACAAGCTTCACTTGGTGTACGGGTGCCAGGCCAGCCCTTCGGAGAAGGCCTATAACACCATCAACGACTCCCCTGAGGCCATTACCTTCAGCTGGGAGATCTCGACCACGCCCGCCCCGGTCACCGGGCTCAAGCCTACTTCTCTTATCGTTGTTGATTCGAGAGTCGTGGCTTCTGGTGATCTTACGGCGCTCGAGGAAGAGCTGTATGGCGATGCAACTACTGGCGTGGCTAACCTGCCAACGCCGGATGCAGTGATTGCTCTGCTTGCTTCGCCTTGATTCTGACAGCTAGGAGAGTAGAGAATGCTTAAATTAACCGTAATTGGAGAAGAAACCTATAACGAAGAGACCGAAGAGTTTGGCTCTGTTGGTGATTTCGTCTTAGAGTTAGAGCATTCTCTACTCTCACTGTCAAAATGGGAGTCCAAATTTGGAAGACCTTTCTTGACTCCTGATGACAAAAGTTCTGAAGAAATCTATTTCTACATTGAATGTATGATTCTCACCCCTAATTACCCATCTAATATTCTTTATCAATTGTCCAAAACAAATTTGGATGAAATTAATGGGTACATTGAGTCGCAACAATCCGCAACTACATTTGGCGAAATGCCTCAACACAAAACTAGAGGCAGAGCAGAGATTGTTACTTCAGAACTAATTTATTTTTGGATGGTTACTTTCAACATTCCCTTTGAATGTGAAACTTGGCATCTTAATCGTCTCTTCTCCTTGATCAGAATTTGTAACATCAAGAATTCGAAGCAGAAGAAGATGTCTCGAAGCGAAGTTGCACAACGCAATAGGGAATTAAATGCTCAACGCAGGGCGAAACACAATACGTCAGGTTAAGGAGGTTTTATGCCTGCTCTTGTTTGGGACGAGATTCGTGATTTTGAAGCGGGTTTAGATCATGGCGTTTTGTATCCACCTGATGGTGGCGGAATTCCCTGGAATGGCCTGATTTCAGTAGATGAACAATTCAATTCGACGATCGACCCGGTTTATTTTGATGGCATTAAGTTCAATGACATCATTTCGGCCGGAAACTTTTCCGCTACGTTGAGGGCGTACACTTACCCAGATGAATTTCTGGAGTTTGAGGGAACTGTGGAAGAACAGGACGGCATGTATATCGCCGACCAACTGCAAGGAATTTTCCACATGTCATATCGAACTCAAGCTGGAGAAGATGGGTATAAAATTCATCTTTTATGGAATTTGACGGCCGTTCCATCGACAAAAACTTATGAAACACTTTCGCTGGAAGTAAACCCATCAGAATTTGAATGGTCAATCACGTCAGTACCAGAGCCTATTGACACGTTTAGACCGACGTCTCATGTTGTTTTGGATTCAAGAAAATTGGATCCATTGCTGCTAGCGGACATTGAGATGATTCTCTACGGCGATCCCGAAGATCCGGAATCTGAGCCTAGATTTCCGTCGCTTAAAGGTTTCATTAGTTATGTTCGTAAATGGGATCGACTTATCATCACAGATCATGGCGATGGAACGTGGACCGCTTCGGCGAACGATCCAGATATCATTGAAATGTTGGATGAGACCACCTTCCAAATCACAAGCGATACTGCGGTATTTCTGGATGCGGATTCATACGAAATCAGCAGTAGTGAAAAGAACGAGGAGGATATCTGATGGCAACCGTGACCGGTTTTACTGCAGAACGAATGCTTGAAATCGAGGATACGTGTATCGTTGATGGAGCAATTGTCGGCAACGATCTCGTTCTGGAACAACGTAACGGTACACCAATCAACGCCGGCAATGTTCGTGGTCCCACGGGTCCTACTGGGCCAATTGGCGAAGTTTCTACCGCCGAAATGACTGCTGCAATCAACGCTCATAACTCTTCTGAAGTTACAGCAAGAAATGCTGCCATTGCCGCTGCTGTTTCAGCTAGTGGTTGGCAACATATTGCTGCCGGTGATGTTTCAAACTCGGCTGCGTTTACCATTACAATTCCGGATTCAACTTACAAGATGGTCAAAGTACATTTGAACTTGGCTGTCAGTGGTTCTGCTTCTGCTATTAATGCACGGGTCAATAACAATACCACAACGGCGTTGCATAGGTATAGTTATACTCAAATTTTAGGCGATGGAACGGTTTCTGGTGGAAGTGCTGATCAGGAAATGTGGCGATTGGGTGTTGCTAACACAGCGTTTGCTTCTACTTTTGATATGCTCATCAACAACGCAGACGGTACTAGCACCTTGCCGTGGCAATGCGTGAATACAGTGTTTGCGACTAGCGCCGCAAACGTTCGATCAAACATTTCTAGCGGTCGACTTTTAAGCGGTTTGCTTATGTCGTCTTTACGTATTATTCCCTCAACTGGTTTGATGACTGGTTACTATATTTGCGAAGGGTACAAGGTGCCTTAAGGAGGCAAGATGATCCGAGTTAATTCGAAGGGCAGTTTACGAAAAACCGCAACCTTTTTGGATCGTCTTAGGAACAACGATATGTACAGCGACTTTGACCGTTTTGGTCAAATGGGCGTTGACGCACTAGCTGCAGCCACCCCTAGAGATTCCGGGGCAACCGCTAATGCCTGGCGATATGGAATCGAACGTAGCCGCAAAGGCATGACTATATATTGGGATAATACTAATGAAAACAAGGGTGCAAAAATTGCTCTTCTAATTCAATATGGGCATGGCACAGGCACCGGAGGCTACATTAGTGGCACGGATTATATTAATCCATCTATAAAACCAGTATTCGATCAAATCGCCAACGACGTATGGAAGAAGGTGACACATGGCTAGCATCGATGATCGCATTGTTCAAATGCAGTTCGACAACTCTGCGTTTGAGCGCAAGTTGTCCACCACTCTTTCAAGCATCGAGAAATTGAATTCGACGATCGCTAATGCTGGAGCCAAGAACGGCCTTGATAAGGTCGCTCAGTCGTCAAAGAAATTCGATCTATCGTCAATGCATACGTCGATTGATGGTGTAAGCAAGAAATTCCTGGCGATGTCGACGATCGGCGTCACTGCGCTTGCCACCGTTGCGTCCAAAGCCATTACGGCTGGCGCTTCGATGCTCAAGTCTTTGACGCTCGATCCGATCATTGCTGGTTTCAAAGAGTATGAACTCAACATCGGATCTATTCAGACTATTCTGGCAAACACGTCGGCGGATGGCACAAACCTCGAGCAGGTTAACGCCGCACTGGACCAGTTGAATGAATATTCCGATAAGACGATCTATAACTTCGGTGAAATGACGAAGAACATCGGCACCTTCACGGCCGCTGGTGTGGATCTGGATACCTCGGTTCAATCGATCAAGGGTATTGCCAACCTGGCTGCTATATCTGGTGCTAATTCGCAGCAGGCATCATCGGCAATGTATCAGCTGTCTCAGGCTATTGCGTCTGGATCAGTGAAACTGATGGACTGGAACTCAATCGTAAACGCCGGTATGGGTGGCGAGGTTTTCCAGAAGGCTTTGTTCGAAACCGGCAAGACAATGGGCACTATTGCTGATACGCCCATCGACACAACGTTCGAAGAGTGGACTGCGGCTGGTAATACGTTTCGTGGTTCACTAGAAAAAGGTTGGCTCACCTCTGAAGTCTTGACGACGACTCTCCAAGGATTTACTGGAGAGATGACCGAGGCTCAGTTGATGGCTAAGGGTTTCACTAAGTCTCAAGCCCAAGAAATGATGCGGCTTGGCGAACTTGGCGTCGAATCAGCGACAAAGGTTAGGACTCTTACACAGCTGTTCGGAACACTGAAAGAGTCGGTTGCATCTGGTTGGTCCAGGTCGTTCCGTACTATATTTGGCGACTTTAGAGAAGCAACAAAGCTCTTCACAGAAGTCAGTAACGCCCTCGGTAAGATTGTCGGGTCGTCGGCTGATGCTAGAAACGAGCTGCTTGACGGATGGAAAGAGCTTGGCGGACGTACAGTTCTTATCGAAGGCCTGAAGAATGCGTTCAAAGCCCTCGGGGAAATTATGGCCCCGATCAAAGAGGCTTTCCGTGAGGTTTTTCCACCGGCAACAGCTAAGAGCCTCTTTAACTTGACGAAGAGTTTCCGAGATTTTGCAGTAGGGCTGCGCCCAAGTGAGAAAACTGTCGACAACTTAAAGCGTATATTTAAGGGTCTCTTCAGTGCTCTTGAGATTGGGTGGACGATCATCAAAGAGACTGCCAAGTTCATTGGTAATCTTTTCTCGTCTATGACTGGCGCAGGAAGCGGTAAGTTTCTTGCATTTGCTGCCAATATTGGTGATTTCTTCACGAAACTCAACAAAGGTCTGGTAAAGGGTAAAGGCATTCAGGATTTCTTCAAGACCTTGGGCTATAGGGTAGGGAAGACCGCAGAATTGTTTAAAGACAAGGCTGCAGACATTATCGATTTCTTCAAAGAACTCGGCGATTCTCCAGGCATGAAGAAAGCCGGTGATTCGGTTTCGCTCCTCAAGGATAGATTTGGGGGACTAAGTCGTATATTCGAAAGACTCGGTGATTTTTGGGCTCCGTTCAAAAAGGCGCTCGAAGCAATCGGAGGATTTCTCGATACGGTTTGGGAAGGGATCAAAGACTGGTTCGGTGAACTGGGCGAGAAGCTAGCAAAGGTGATGAAGCCAGGAGATTTCAAGGCAGTTCTTGATGTTCTGAACGTCGGAATCCTTGGCGGTATCTTGGTGGTGCTCCGGAAGTTCATGAAAGGTGGCATCAATCTAAACTTTGGTGGCGGAATCATGGATAAAGTTGGAGATTCTCTGAAATCTCTTACTGGCATTCTTAGTGCAATGCAGGCAGACCTTCGGGCTAAGGCATTGCTTAAGATTGCAGGAGCTATCGCTATTCTCACGGGGTCGTTGCTTGTTCTTTCATTGATTAATTCCGATGATCTCACAAGAGCGTTGACTGCAATGGCGGTTGGCTTTGGTCAACTTATTGGTGCTTTTGCTTTGATGAACGCAATCGGAATAGGACCAAAGACTGCTCTTCAATTCACCATCTTGTCTACAGGATTTATTGCGATAAGCATTGCAATGCTCATTCTAACTGCTGCGGTAAAGGCTCTCTCGACAATGAGTTGGGAAGAGTTGGCAAAGGGTTTGGCTGGTGTGGTCGTGCTTCTAGGAGCATTGGCTATAGCCGCTGGGCCATTGTCAAAGGGCAGCGCAGGAATGATAAGAGTTGGCGCAGGAATGATTGGTATTGCGATTGCGCTAAATCTTCTTGTATTTGCCGTTAAGGGATTCGCTAAGATGGACTGGGGTGAACTCGCTAAGGGGTTTGCCGGAGTTGGAGCAGGGTTGCTCCTTATTGCTGCTGGAATGCAGTTGATGCCGCCTAATATGTTTATTCAAAGTGCTGGTTTGATTCTCAT